GTCGTGGAGCCGGTCTCCCCGCCCGAGGGCACTCCCGTTGTGGAGCCCGTCACCGACGAAGCCAAGGCCCAGGCCGAGGCCGACGCAGCCAAGGCCGAAGAGGGCAAGACCTTCGACCACGCCTACGTCACCCAGCTTCGCAACGAGGCCGCTTCCTGGCGCACGCAACTGCGTGAGGCTCAGGAGAAGGCCGCGAACGCGAAGACGCCCGAGGAGTTCGAGGCAGCCACCAAGGAGTCCGCAGAGAAGATCGCCGCACTTGAGCAGCAGCTCGTGGTGCGCGACATCGCTGCGGAGTTCGAGCTGCCCGCCGAGCTCGCTTCGGTCCTCAAGGGAAGCACTCCCGAGGAGCTGAAGGCCCACGCCAAGGTGCTGCAGAAGTTCGCTCCTGCCGCCTCCCCGGCATCCCTCGGTGGCGGGCTGGACCCGTCCGATGAGGACGACGGCGAGATGGACCCGCGCAAGCTGGCCCGCCGCACCCGTCGCTGATTCATCCCCTACACCCGTCAGGCCAAGTGCAAGTTTGACTTGGCCGCATCGCCCAGAAAGGGCACAGTCACATGGCTGACAAGCTGAACCACATCGTCGTCAAGCCCGAGAAGATCGCTGCTCAGGCCGTTGGAATGCTGGAGCAGGAGCTCCTCATCCCGAACCTCTTCAAGAAGGAGGGCCTGGACCAGTTCAAGGGTGCCGAGGACGACACCTACTCCGTCAAGGTCGAGGGCGTTCTGCCGTTCCACGACTTCGGCTGGCGTACCGGCGAGCAGAAGTCGAACTCCACGACCACTGCTCCCCAGGGCACGCCCACCGTCCGCAACACCGTGATCTTCGATGAGTACAAGGAGCGCAAGATCCCGGTCACGTTCCAGGGCAACGTGTACTCCGCCGTCGAGGCGACCGACGAGCAGCTCGACTTCGACACCGATGGCTGGGGCAAGTTCAACCGCCCGCAGGTCAAGGCTGTCGCTCGCGGTCTGGGCCGTCGCGCTGTCAACGTCCTGAAGGACCAGGCCTACTCGGTCACGATCGGCAACGCGGAGCAGAACCTCCGTGGCGCGATCGTTGAGGCGCGTCGCGTTCTCAACGCCTTCAACGTGCCGGACGGCCAGCGTTACCTGCTCGTGGGCACCGACTTCGAGTCGGCTCTGCTCAACGACAAGGACCTGAACCTCGCGCAGAACGTGGGCGACGGCGAGGCCGAGTCCGCTCTGCTCAACGCCAAGATCTCGCGTCGCTTCGGCTTCACGATCGTCGTGGACCAGACCATCCCGTCCGACGCGGCCTACGCCTTCGCGGACAGCGCGTTCATCTTCCTGAACGCCGCCCCCAAGGTGCCGAGCTCGATCCTCGGTGCGACCACGGCCTTCGAGGGCGTCGCCCTCCGCTGGGTCCGTGACTACGACAGCGCCTCCATGAAGGAGCGCAACGTCGTCAACACCTACGCCGGTTTCCGTTCGGTCACCGACGTGCTGGTGGGCTGGAACGACGCCACCAACTCGGAGTTCGTCTCCGCTGGTGAGCACTTCGTCCGTGGCATCAAGCTCACGCTCGATGGCGCGTCCGACTACCCGGCTGACGGTGGCGAGCTCGCGCTCGTGTCCGGCATCACCGACGCGAAGCTGTGGACCCCCACGGGCCGCGTCGCGACCGAGGCTGACCCGAAGAACGCCTGATCCGACTGAGTGATGAGGGGGCTGGCCTACGGGCTGGCCCCCTCTCCTCTGCCAGCTAGGAGAACACATGGAGCCCTTCGCAACACTGGACGAGCTCAAGGCTCGCCTGGAGTGGGAGCTCGATCCTGGCGAGACTCGGATCGCGACTTCCGCCCTGGAAGACCTCAGCGATGAGGCCCGCTTCTACGGCAGCAGCTCGTGGCTCGACGCCGCGTCTGCCCCGCGCATCGTGCGGAATGTGGTGCTACGCGCCGCGACCCGCTACATGCGGAACCCCGAAGGCTACGAGACCTCTCGCGCAGGCGACGAGATGCTCGGCTTCGGTGAACGACCCGGTGAGACTGCCGGTGCTGCTGCGTTCAACGCGCAGGAGATCCGCACGCTGACGACCCTCATCCGGCCTGTCGGCCTCTACACGGCGAACGTCTCCGTGTGGGGATCGAGCACCCGCAACGTCGGACCATCGACCGGCTACGTCCTGCCTGACGGTGGGGGCAAGCCGTTCCCGATGTTCGCTGAGGACTTCGTGTGAGCAGCCTCCAGCGCAAGCACGGTATGCCCGCAACGGTCTACGCCCAGAAGCTGGAGACCGACAACCGTGGCAACCACGTCATGGTGGTGGATCTCGAATCCCCCACCGAGGTAGTGGCTGCGTTCATCCCCCAGCGTTCGGCGCGAGCCGAGGTGCCTGGGCAGGCTGAGATCAACGTGACGCGGATGATCGTCAAGCACGGCATCCCCGGCGTTGGCCTCTGGTCTCGCGTCCACTGGAACGGCACATGGTGGGACGTGGTGACGCCCCCGGCATACCACCACGGCACTCGTCACACTCGCCACTGGTCCATCGACCTGCGAGAGCGCCCCTGATGGCGACCCTCTACCGCAACGTCAACGGCAAGCAGCTTGAGAAGTACCTCGCGATCCTCCCCGGCGTGCAGTACGAGCTCGACAGCCAGTGCATCGACATCGGTGCCCGCGCCGAGCACAACCTGCAACAGGCCGAGGTCCGAACCGGCGAGGCGCACATCGAGCTCCTCAACGGTGGCAACAAGAACCGCGACCGCTACGTGGTGCTCGTGGACTCGAACGTCACGAATGCCGAGTCACTGCAGTCGAACTCCGCGCTGTCCATCGAGTTTGGCCGCGAGGCCTACGTCGATGAGAACGGCGTCGAGCACGGCGGCATGGACGGCCTCGCTGTCCTGACCAACGCAGCTCACCTGCCGAAGAAGGCGCACGCCAAGTCCAAGAAGCCGAAGATCCGCAGCCGACCGAAGCGAGGTGACCGTGGCAGGTTTGCCTGAATCCGTCCGAGCTCTCGCTGAGCAGACGCCGGTCGAGGATCTGATCCTGGCCGTCCTCCGCGACGGTATGCCCGAGATGCAGGTCAAGTCCCTCATCTCCAAGGACCAGACCTTCCCGCTCGTCATGGCTCGGCGTATGCCGAACCTGGGCGACGAGGGAGACACCCGCTTCACCGAGATCGCGACCATCGCGGTCCACGCCTTCGTCCCTGACCCCAATGGGGATGAGGACGCGGCGATCCTCTCCGAGGCCTGTCGAGTGGTGCTGCGCGATGCGTGGCTCAACCACAAGACCTTCCCCGGTCTCGGCCACATCTCCACCTTCGAGATGACCTCCGCCCCTCGTCGTGTCACCGACTGGGCCACTGCGACTGGACCCGTCCAGTTCGCTGACCTGCCCACTGGCACATGGCGATACGAGGCCATCTACCGGCTGGAGATTCGCAAGCCGCGACTCAAGCCCTACACCATCCCGACCCCCTGATCTAGGAGATCTCCTACATGAAGAACGACGACGCCACTCTCGTCATTGGGAGCGGCAACTACTTCACCGCGCCCACCGGCACCCCGCTTCCCGCCGACCTGCTCGCCCCCGGCGTGCTCTTCGACAGCGTGGGTCACACCTCGCTCGAAGACATCCTCGCCATCAGCTCTGAGGGCGGCGAGGCCACGGTCATCGGCACCCTGCAGAACAAGTCGCTGCGCACCAAGTACAGCGCCCGCACCGAGACCATCGCGGTCATCCTGCAGCAGTTCGACACCCCGGCCCTGAAGCTGTTCTACGGCAGCAACGCGCCCGAGCTGCCGGACGGCACCATTGGTGTCCCGACCGAGCCGGTCCCGACCACCTGCGCCTTCCTGGCGATCTTCGTGGACGGCGACAACGTGTTCGCCATCTACGCGCCCAAGGCCGAGATCTACCGTGGCGACGACCTGTCCCTCTCGGACACCGAGTCCCTCGCCGGTCTGCCGATCGGCGTCAAGCCGATGGTCTACATGGACAACGTGTGGACCTACGCCGTCACCCCGCTGGGTGAGGTCGCCTGACCAGTAGTACCAGCACTTCTCCCCCCGCGCTGATCGTTGCGGACCCCGGCGCGGGGGGAGCCCTTCGGGGCATTCCTCGGGTCCGCTCACCGCACCACCAACACACAGAAGAGGTCCGCAAACCAATGGCAACCATGACTCTTGATTTCATCCGCGAAGCTGCGGAGAAGAAGTACGGCTCGCTCGACATCGAGCTCGACGCCAACACCACCGTGAAGCTGCTCAACCCGCTGCGCCTGACGCACGCGAAGCGCACCGAGCTCATGGCCGTCCAGAAGGAGCTCTCCGCTGAGGCGGAAGAGGTGGACGGCGTGAAGGTCGAGAAGCCGGACGAGGACCAGGGGCTGGTCTTCGACCAGATCTTCCGCCTCATCTGCGAGAACGAGACCGCAGCCGAGAAGCTCATCGCCTCGCTCGGTGGCGACCTCGCCCTGAAGGCTGTCATCTTCGACAACTACGGCGAGGCGACCGAAGCGGGGGAAGCCTCGGCCTCGCAGGACTGATTGACGAGTACGGCGCTGGCATCTACCCCGACCTCAAGTTCCACTACGACGTGGACCTGATCGACGTGATCGAGGGTAGAGGGCCAGCGCCTTCTCTCGTTTCATCCCTCCTGCAGAGGCTCCCCGACACCTCGATGACCACGGCCCTTGCGGCTGGCGGAATCGAGCACTTCGGCTGGGGCGTCGATCGGCACATGGATGCCGACCTCTACGACGCTCTCAATGCGAACACCCGCGCCACAGGCAACTGGGGCAAGAAGGGTCCGCCCAAGATCCCGAACCGGCCCAGGCCGAAGTTCAAGCCGCAGCTCAAGCAGAGCGACGGCGACACCACCCCCAAGCCGAAGGTCTCTGTGAAGAGCCTTCACGCTTCGATGTCACGGAGGTAGACCATGCCCGCAGGTCAGATCATTGGGCGCGTCAGCGTCAAGGTTCTGCCCGACACCGAAGACTTCCGCAGCAGCGCAAAGAAGAAGCTCACAGCGATCGAGAAGCAGCTTCCCGAGATCAAGGTGCAGACGAAGATCGACATGAGTGGAGCCAAGATCGGCTTCCTCGAAGAGATCCGAAAGTTCAACGCCGAGAACCGGATGAAGGACTCTCGCAAGGTCAAGGTCTACGCGACCTTCGACTCTCGCTCGATGAACGAAGAGATCACCAAGGGTGTCCGCAAGCTCAACGACAAGGCACAGGGTCGGCGCATCAACATGCGTGCGAACCTCGTCGCCTCGACGCTGGTGCTGGATCTGGACAAGGACGCCCTGAAGGACGTTGAGGACAAGCTCAAGCGTTGGCGCGACCGACAGTCGCCCATGAAGATCGTGGTCCGGCCCGAGCTCGCGCTCGGCTCGACCACCTTCCTCAACAAGCGCCTCGACTACATGACGCGCCCGCGCAAGGTGCCGATCGTCCCGATGCTCAACACGGGTGCCACCGCGAAGGTCGCAGCCGGTCTTGCCACCCTCGTCGCCGCCGCCTCTGGTGGCCGAGTGGTCAGCTCGATGCTCCGCAACATGTTCGACGTGTTCAAGAACATCGACAAGATCGCACCGGCCATCGGTGCTGTTGGCCTTGGCATCCTGGGCCTTGCGGGCTACGCCCTCTCGGCAGCCTCCAACCTCTTCGCCCTCTCCGCTTCGCTCGCGTCCATCGGGGCTCTCGCCCTGACGCTGCCCGCAACCTTCGCTGCTGGTGCCATCGGCATCGGCACGATGATCGCGGTGCTGAAGGACTTCAATACCGTTCTCCCCCAGGTCAAGTCGCAGCTCGCCCGCCTTCAGGACTCCATGTCCGAGAAGTTCTGGGCCAAGGCCAAGGCTCCGATCCAGGGCTTCATCAACGACCTGCTCCCCAAGTTCACGGCAGGCTTCAACCGCACGGCAGACGCGATGGGTGGCTTCACCGCCACGTTCGCGAACGCCTTCAAGGGCCTGCTCACCGGCCAGCTCGACGGCATGTTCAACGGGATGATCGCTGGTCTCAACAACGCCAAGGGCGCAGCCGCTCCCCTGGCTGGGATCATCACCACGCTCGGCTCGATCGGCGCTCAGTACCTCCCCGCAATGGGAACGTGGCTGACCGACATCGCCGTCCGCTTCAACGACTTCCTCACGGCAGCCGCGAACGATGGCAGCCTCAAGGGCTGGATCGACACGGGTCTCGTTGCGCTGCAAGACCTGGGACAGGTGCTCAAGAACGCGGGCACCATCCTCTCAGGCTTCGCCAAGGCGGCTTCGGCTGCTGGTGGCTCCACGCTCGGGATGGTCGCTGACACCCTGGAGCGAGTCTC